TAGCCCTACAAAAATGTATAAAGGGTTTAGCACTATTAGTGGCAATACAGAAAACTATAATCTTTATGATTTTGATTTAATCAAACAAGACATATTAAATCATTTTCATGTCAGACAAGGGGAAAGACTGATGAACCCGGCTTTCGGATGCGCCATTTGGGATATATTATTCGAGCCATTAACCGAGGCTGTGAAAGATATCGTGCTGAAAAATGTTAATACTATAGTTAATTATGATCCTAGAGTACAAGCAGAAAATGTTATAGTAACTTCTTATGATACTGGAATTCAGATTGAATTAACCTTGCTTTATGTGCCCTATAACCTACAACAAACGTTACAATTACAATTTGACCAGACCAACGGCTTAGTAGTGCGATAAACTACGCACATATTCTTTACAAATAAATACACTACTAGGACAATTAAATGAGCTCAACTGATAGACAAAATAATCTGCTAATTAATCAAGATTGGAAAAAAATATACCAGTCTTTTAAAAATGCTGATTTTCAAAGTTATGATTTTGAAAATTTACGCAGAACTATGATTACGTATTTGCGCACAAATTACCCAGAAGATTTTAATGACTATATTGAAAGCTCAGAATATTTGGCTTTAATAGATTTAGTAGCATTTGTTGGGCAAAGTGTTGCCTTCCGTGTGGACTTAAATGCCCGTGAAAATTTTCTAGAACTAGCGGAGCGCCGGGACAGTGTATTACGTTTAGCACGTTTAATTAGTTACAATGCTAAAAGAAATATACCTGCACAAGGGTTGTTGAAATTTACTACTATTCGTAGCACAGAAACTATTGTTGACAGCAACGGCAGAAATTTGTCAGGACAAGTAGTAACTTGGAATGACCCTGCAAATGCCAACTGGTATGATCAATTTATTAAAATAATAAATGCGGCCATGCCTTCAACACAACAATTTGGAAATCCATCTGCTAAAGATACAATTTACGGAATTCCAACAAGTCAGTATCGTTTCCAAACTACTAGTACTAATGTTCCTGTTTTCAGTTTTACTAAAACAGTAGCAGGGCGTTCAATGAACTTTGAAATCACCAGCACAACTTTTAGTGGTCAACAATACATTTATGAAGAAGCTCCTAAGTTAGGAAACAAACTTGCTTGCATTTATCGAGATGACGGCCAAGGCGCTGGCAGTAATAGCAACGGATTTTTCTTGAATTTTACACAGGGCACATTGAACATTGGTGCATTTACAATTACACATCCTAGCAGTAATGAAAGTGTAGATATCAACACAACAAACATTAACAATAACGATGTTTGGTTATATAGATTAAATCAAAATGGCGCCGAGTCGGAATTATGGACCCCAGTGCCAACTATATCAGGTAATAACATTATCTATAATAGTTTAAATAAAAACATAAAAAACATTTATAATGTTATTACACGAGCAAGTGACACTATTAGCTTGGCATTTAGCGATGGTGTATTTGGAAATCTTCCATTAGGAGATTTTAGAACATACTATAGAGTTAGTAATGGATTATCTTATGTAGTAAACCCTGCTGATGTTCGTAATGTTACAATATCAGTTCCTTATACTAGCAGAAAAGGCCAAACTGAAACTCTATCTATCACGATGAATTTACAAACTAGTGTTTCAAATTCTTCTGTGTCTGAAACTAATGCTAGTATTAAAGCCAATGCACCGCAAACATATTATACACAAAATAGAATGATAACTGCCGAGGATTATAATATTAGTCCTCTATCAGTTACCCAGCAAGTTGCCAAGGTAAAAAGTATTAATAGAACGTCTAGCGGTATTAGTAGATACTTTGATTTAAAAGACCCGACTGGAAAATATAGTTCGACAAATTTATATGCAAATGATGGAATTATATATCAAGATTTCTATTCTCAAATTACTACGTTCCAGTACGCAACTAAAGTTGATATTGAAGGAATAATTTATAATACAATTTATGAGTTATTACAAACTATTGATTTAAGAAATTTTTATTACAATAATTTTATTAATTTTTTAACTACTAGTCTTAATATTAGTTGGTACCAAGCTAGCTCTACAAGCTCTAGCAGTACTGGGTACATTGGAAATATTGTTGGGGCGATCCCCTTTCCAGTGGGCGGATACACTGCAACGGATTTAAAATATTTAACGCCTGGCTCATTGATTAGGTTTGTAGCCCCAACTGGTTACTATTTTGATAAAACAAATTCAAACAAATTAGTTTTTGGATCAACCGGAGCATTAGGCAGTGCGGATTATCTGTGGGCAGAAGTAGTTAGCGTTACCGGTAACGGAGTTCCAACTGTAGGCATTCCAGGCCCTATAATGTTGAATACAATCGTACCCGGCTCCGCAGTTATTTCACAAATTATTCCAAAATTTTCAACTACATTAAATTCTACAGTTATTACTACAATGATAGATTTAATTTTTAGTAATAGACCATTTGGACTACGTTACGATGGTACTACGCAAAATTGGCAAATTATTTTTGAAACTAATTTAAATCAATCATCTGCATTTACACTAGCAAAACAAGCAGATGCAACCAACACCAATCAAGATTCAAGCTGGATGTTATTGTTTACAACTGATAACGAAACATATACAATTACTACTCGATTATTAAGATACATTTTTGAAAGCGATTCCGAACTATCATTTTATTTTGATGACGATTTAACTATCTACGATAACACTACTAATTCAACAGTTAGAGATCAAATTAAAATTTTAAATATAAATCGACAACCTACAAAAGTTTATCCTTTTACTGAAGATTATGTATGGGATGTAACATCGGCTTATAGAGGCTTAGATGGCTATATTGATAATAAAAAAATTGTTTTATCATTTGCGGATACAGATTATAACGGTGTAGTAGATAATCCTCAGCTATTTTTAGACATAGTAGATCCAACTACTTCTCCAACAACCAAATATATTGTTCAACAAAAATATTTTATTTCTACAGGCCAAGAAGATTATCGATATGTTGCTAATACTAATAATCTTATGATTGTTCTTAATTCAGAAAGTGAGCTGTTGTCTTACAACAACTATAAAGACGGCCAATATTTTTACTTTACTAGTACAGGTGTAGTAAAACAATTAAATATTGTAACAGGATCATTAATTCCAACATTAGATTACAAGGTCTTTGTTGGTAGAGATAATTTGAAATTTCAATACACCCATAGTGCAAACTATGAAAGTAGAATTGATCCAGGTGTAAGCAATATTATGGATGTTTACGTATTAACTAAGTCGTACGATACATCTTTTAGACAATGGGTAGACGGTGCTCCAATATCAGAACCATTACCACCTAGTTCAGATGAACTTAGTAATTTAATTGGCGCAACATTGGATGTTATTAAACCAATATCAGATGAAATCATATACCACCCTGTAAGTTATAGGGCATTGTTTGGAGTTTCTGCAAGTTCTGATTTACAAGCTAAATTTAAAGTTACAAAAAATATAAATTCAGTAGTGTCGGATAATGATATACAGTCTAGAATAATCACAGCAATTAATCAATTTTTTACATTAGATAATTGGAATTTTGGAGACACGTTTTATTTTACAGAGTTATCGACTTATGTAATGAATCAGTTAGCACCGGACATAACAAACTTTATCATTGTGCCTACACAAAGCGGATCATATTTTGGTAGTTTATTTGAAATATCCTGTCCTAGCGACCAGATTTTTATTAGCACTGCAACAGTTGCTAATATAGAAATTATCACCGGCATTACTAGCGGAAATATTAAATCAGTTACCGGAACAGCTCTTAACTCTGTCTCCAATCAAACTATTACTAGCGCAACATACGGAAATCTAAATGGCTGATATTACTAATCCTTTTGGAGATAAAAAACCGCTGTCGGTTGAACTTTTACCTAATTTTTATAAAACAGATCCTAATAAAAGATTTTTACAAGCAACTGTAGATCAGTTAATACAGCCTGGCGTTGTTAAAAAAATTAATGGATTTATAGGAAGACAGGATTCTAAAGCTACGGTCGGTACTGATATTTTTCTCAACGCGGCTACTACAGACAGACAAAATTATCAATTAGAACCTGGTATCACTATTAACGACACATTAGGAAATAATTTATTTTTTAAAGATTATATTGATTATATAAATCAGTTATCAGTGTTGGGCGCAAACACATCCAATCATGCGAGAATTAACAAAGAAGAATTCTACAGCTGGGATCCGCATATTGATTGGGATAAATTTGTTAATTTCCAAAATTATTATTGGTTGCCGTACGGCCCAGAAACTATCAGGGTTTACGGACAGCAAGCAACTGCAATTAGTACATTCAATATTGATTTGCAAGTTGAAGGCTCTAATAATCAGTTAGTCTTTACTCCCGATGGCCTTGCACCCAATCCAGTGATTAAACTGTATAGGGGGCAGACTTATACATTTAATATTAACACTCCAAACAATCCTATTAGTATTAGATTAGCAAGATCGTTGCAATCTTTAGACAAGTATAATACTGGAGTTAGTCAGCAATCTGTTGATTCGGGCACTATAATTTTTAAAGTTCCTACAGATGCTCCTAATATTTTGTACTATCAAAGCGATAGAGAATTAACGTTAGGTGGCGCATTTCAAATTTTATCTATTGATCAAGATAGTTATATTGATGTTGAATCGGAAATTTTAGGAAAAGCTACATATACACTTAGTAATGGAACCGCATTAAGTAACGGCATGAAAGTAACATTTGCTGGAAATGTGTCACCTGCTAAGTATGCTTCTGGAGAGTTTTACGTCGAAGGTGTTGGCTCATCAATTGTATTGATAAACAAACAAGTTTTAGAAGTCAGTAGCGTTTATACAGTAGAACAAACTATACTATTTGATGCTACTCCTTTTGACAGCACGGCATTTAGTGATACAAGCGCCTTTGCACAATTAAAAGATTATATTACAATTAATCGTGCTAGCACGGATCATAATCCGTGGAGTCGATACAATCGTTGGTTTCATAAAGATGTAATAGCTGCCAGCGCACATTTTAACGGGAATTATCCTGATACTGATCAACTGCAACGAGCAATTCGTCCTATTATAGAATTTCAGGCTAATTTAAAATTATTTAATTTTGGCACATCAGCCGTAGCCGACATTGATTTAATAGATAACTTTACAACAGATGCATTTTCAATTATAGAAGGTAGTAAGGGATATAATGTTGACAGCATAGCATTAAGTCAAGGCCAGAAAATATTGTTTACAGCGGACACTGACAAATTTGTAAAAAATAATATCTATCAAGTTGAATTTGTTGATGTAAAACACCTAAACTCTGGTAGTCGTCAACTTCATTTAGTAAAAATAGCAGAACCCCAATTAAATCAAGTTGTGTTAGTGCGAGCTGGTACGACTAATCAAGGCTTAATGTATTGGTATAACGGCACGACTTGGATTAAAACTCAAACAAAAACTGCAATAAATCAAGCGCCGTTATTTGACGTTGTAGATAGTAACGGAAAAAGTTTTAGTGATTTAACTGTTTATGAAGGATCTACATTTGCAGGAACAAAGATTTTTTCTTATAAAATTTCTTCAACTGGTACAGTTGATCCTTATTTAAAATTTCCATTAACTTATAAAAATATTGCAAATATTGGCGACATTGTTTTTAATTTCAATTTAATATTAGATTCATTTATATACAAAGATGTAACAACAGTTATTAATAAAAATATTTCTACAGGATTTTTAAGTTATAAAACATACTCTGGTAATACAGAGTATGTTAACGGCTGGCAAAAATGTAGTAATACCGCGGTTCAAGCTGGAATAAGAATTTACAAAAATTCTAATATTACTAATAATTTCAATATAGATGTTTTTGATGACACTGACAACTTGGATGATTTAGAAGTAAAAGTTTTTATCAACGGTATATTTTTAAATAGAAATTTTTATTCTATTATTGACGCCGGACAATATAAGCAAGTATTATTAAAAACTTCTATTGGATTAACGGATGTTTTAACAATTAAAACATATTCAAATAAACCAATTAATTCTAACGGTCATTATGAAATTCCTATTAATTTACAAAATAATCCGTTAAACGATGCCATAGAAAATTTTACTCTAGGCGAAGTTATTGATCATTTTAGTTCTATAGTAAGCAACATACCTTTGAAGGTGTTGTCATCTGTTGCTGAAAATACAGTTTCAAATCAAAGTTTTGATCCCGATTACGTTAACGTCAGAGATTTAGGCAATATAACACAATACGGTACAAAATTTGTGCAACATAGTGCTCCCGCAAGTTTGAATTTGTATCATATTACGTCACAAGCAAATAATGCAATTAAATCAATTGAACAAAGCAGAGACGATTATATCAAATTTAAAAAATTATTTGTGTCTGTTGCTGAAACTATTAGTAATAATAATATTCCTCGCAAACAAGTTGACGAGATTTTAAAAATTATCAACTCTGACAAGATTAATTCTCAGCCATATTATTTTAGTGATATGTCTCCTTACGGTAGTAGCGTAAGCACAACAATTGAAGTTATTGATTACAGAATAAAAAATTATCCACTTAATAATATTTTTAATTTAGACACGCTATCTGAAAAGGCAGTAGGTGTATATGTAAACGATGTGCAATTAATTTACGGACAAGATTACACATTTAATTTGCAAGGTTTTGTGACTATAACATATTCATTAAGCAACGGCGATTCCGTGTCTATATACGAATACGACAGCACAGACGGATGCTTTATACCTGAAACTCCTACCAAATTAGGAATTTTTCCAAAATTTGCTCCAAAGATTTATTTAGATACA